CGGGGATCAGGTCACTTGCTGCATTTCGAAGTACTGGCTCTTGCCGCCAGTGACAATCGTTTCGTCTTTCTGGATCGTGACGGAGAGCGAGAGCGTGCCGAAGTCGTCGCCGATGAATTCGACGTTCTGCGCGACGCCGAGCTTGGCGAGCCAGATCTTTCCGACGTACTTCTTGCCGTCGACTTCGTTCACGCCGTCGAAGTAGAGCGAGACGTTCGGCGCGGAGTTGACGAGGGCCTGGACATCGGTCGACGCGACCGGGGTGTAATCGATCGTGATGGCGTCGCCGGACGTCACGCTGCCCGTGGTAATCGTCGAGGCGACCAGGATGCCGCCCTGGGTGACGGTGTAGTCGGCGGCCAGGATGGTCGTGGCGCCCTTCTTCAGCACCGGGGCGACGCTGGTGTTGATCAGGCGCTTGGTGGGGATGAATTTGCCGGCGGTGAGCTTGTATCCCGATTCGCCGACGATGGCGGTGGTGTTCAGGACGGCGGTGGTGCCCCAGAAGACGCGCGCGAGGTTGGCCGGGGTGAAGTGGCGCAGGTCGATACTGCCGGAGATGTCCGAGACGCGCTTGACGCTGGCGTCGACACCGCCCGAGGTGCTGGCGTAGTCGGACAGCTTCTTTTCTTCTTCGGCGAAGCTGATGGAGATTTTCGAGACGTTTTCCAGGTACTCGAACGAACGGCCTTCGAAGGCGGCGGCGCCTGCGTAGTCGGCCACGTAGACCTTGGCCTTGCCGATGAATGCTACACCCATGGTGGTTGCTCCTTGATGTCAGGTGCCCACGAGGTACGCGGGCAGGGTAAAGGCGATGGCGAGCCGCAGGGTGCGGCCGTCGAAGGCGGTGGGGTCGGCGCTGGCGAGCTGCAGCGCGTGGCCGGGCTCGATCTCCCAGCCGACGAGGGCGGCGGCGCCGGCGGCAAGAAGCGCGGCGGCGGCGGTCTTTTCGGCGGGGCTGGCGCGGTGGAGGTCGACGTAGACGTCAAACGACCAGGCGATATGCACGCGGGCGCTGGCTCCGGTCTGGCCGGCGGGATCGATGCCGGACAGGCGCACCTGGCCGACGACCGGGGTGGTGGAGGTATCGCTGAAGTCGACGACATCGAAGGTGCCGAGCAGGCGGGAACCTGGGGCGCACTTGGCGGCCAGGCGGGCGAGGATGGCGGCTTCGTGGTCGAAGATCATGCTTGCTTGGCCAGATTGGCGAGCATGGCGTCGTGGTCGCGCTGGGGGACGCCGTAGACTTTGTACGTGCTGCCATCGATGACGACGAGGTCTCCGGCGGCGAGCAGCATGCCGTGCTGGTAGTGCAGGCGATGGGTGGCGACGACGGCCGCACCGTCCCAGGACTCGACGTCGACAGGCTCGAGGATGCCGGCGAATTCCGTGGCGCCGAGCGTGCAGACGGACGCGGCGCCGTAAGGTCCGGTGTCGTAGAGCGTGTGCAGGAGGGCGGCGGAGTCGAACATTGGGTGGGCGGGTGTTGTGGGGGGAATCAGGCGGCGGCGGGTTCCGTGGCGGCCGTGTGGGCCGCGGCCTTCGCGGCGGCCTTGGCAGCGGCTTTTTCCTGCGCGGCGTTGTCGACGGCGATCTTGGCGCGGGCCGGGTCGATGGTGCCGCGTCCGGAGGCGACGATGTCGAAGGCGACCTGGTCGTCGAGGTCGGTAAGGACGTCGCCGGCGGCGCGGTGTTGGCCGTGGACTCGGCAGGGCTCGGTGATGGTGACGGTGTGCATGATGGGAGGCTCCTGGGCCGCGGCCTGGGGCCGCGGCGGTTGGGGTTGTGGGATGGCGGGCTGGGAATCAGGCCGTCTTGGCGTCGGTCATCACCGCAAAGCTGGCCGGCTGGCGGCAGGCGATGTCGATGTATTGGTTGGCGGTGAGAACGACCTGGCCGGTGCCGGCCTGGGTGTAGGGGTCAACGGTAATGTCGAGGCCGCCGAACAGGGCCAGGATCATGTCCTGCCAGTCGCTGGAGAAGGCGAGCGATGAGAGGATGCCGCTGGAGGCGCCCTTGCTGCCGTTGCTGGGGACGTTGTTGGTGACGGCCGCGCGGTAGCTGTTCAGCGGGGTATCTCCGTTGTCCCAGATGAATGGCAGGTAGGTGCCTTTGACGGTCTGCTTGCACCAGCCGCGGGCCTTGGTGTTGATGAGGTAGCCGGCGCGGGCGTCGGGCTCGGCGTTGGCGTTGGCACAAGCCGATTCGAGGTTGACGAGGTGCGCCCAGGTGATGGTGGCGCCATCGGTGCCGCCGACGACGGAGCCGACGCCGTTGAAGTTGAACAGGCCGCGCGGCTGGTTGGACGCGGCGGTGCCGTTGATGCCGAGGTTCTCGATTTGCACGGCGCCACCTTGTGCCAGGTCGTCCTGCAGCATCATGCCGACGTCCGGGTTGCCCTGGATGAGAGCCTGCTTCGAGTAGAGGACCTGGGCGCCGATGCGCTTTGGCGCGAGGGTGATCTGGGTCGTGCTGGGGTTGCTGGCGGTGATGGTGCCAATTTCCGAGTAGCTGGCGACCGTGGTTCCGGCGGTCTTGCGGGGGATGGCGATATTGCTGGTCAGGCCACCGAGGACGCGGACGCCGAGCTTGCTGAGGACCATGGAGTTGCGCAGGACGTCAATGAACTCGTTGCCGAGCAGTTGCGTTCCGACCATGTTGCCGGCTTCGGCGGCGGTGCCGACCGAGAAGGCGCGGGAGAAGGCTTCGACGGGGACGAAGAAGCCTTCGGGGGTGTAGCCTGTGCGCTTGGCGACGGCTTCGGACACGGAGCGCTCGAGGCCGGCCTTGCTCCAGTCGCCGAGCAGAGACGCCTGCACGGCGCGCATGATCGAGTAGTTTTGCAGGTCTTTGCCGGCGAGGCCAATCTCGATCGCCTGAGCGCTCGAATGGCGCTCGGTAATCTTGCCCATAACGGCATTCAGAAAAGTCTCGGTGCTCTTGCCGGTGCGTATCGCGTCGGCGACCATGTCGCGGGCGCCGAACTGGGCATAGGTGTCGGCGAGGGCAAGCAGGTCGGCGGTGCGCTTTTGCTCCGCTTGCAGGCTGGTGGTGTCGGGGGCGGCTGGGGTGTTCGGGTCCATGGTGGGGCGGTCCTTGATTGCGGTTTTGGGGGCGGCGGCCGGCGGGCTGGTGTCGGCGCTACGGATTACAATGGTGTCGTGCTCTTCCGCTCCCGCGGCTCGGCCGACTCCGCACTTGGGGTCTGCAGGCACAGCGACCAAGCTGAGCTCGAGCGGCTCCCAATCGGTGACACGGCAGATGGTGGTTTCGCTACCATCGGGGTTGATCGTGGTTTCTTCGACGTACTTGTAGATCTCGTAGCTCACCGAGACGAGGGTGCGGATGCCGTCGAGGACATCCTGGTAGACGGCTTCGGCGTCTTCCTGGCGGGAGAAGCGCACGGGGGCACGGCAGATGCGGTCCGGATCGACGCGGGCGCGGCCGGGGACGCAGACGCCGACTTGCTGGTCGATATCGTGATTGACCAGGAGGGCGCCGCCGTTGTTCAGGCGGTCGAGGCGGACGCTGCCGGGCGTGCAGTCGAGGACTTCGAGGCCGAACCAGCGTTGAACCGGGGTTTCGGAGGCCCAGGCGAGCTCGATGGTGCGGTCTTCGGCGGCGGTCGCGTCTTCCGCGCGCTTGGCAATGGCCAGCGAGCGGTAGAGGTTGCCGGTTTTGATGGTGGCTGGTGGCGCGGCGACGGCGGTCGAATGGGGCATGGTCGGATTACCGGGGAATGTGGAGAGTCGCGCGCTATGCTGCGGCGTTTTGCAGGACACTTTAAGGCGTGGGTGTCAATTGGCGCTGGATCATATTGGTGGACGCTCAGAAGGCTATCTTGCTAGCATTGCTGCTAAATACCCACTCACCATCCCAGCGCAAGACCACCGGCCCCGGTCTTGAATATGTTGAAGATTCAAGCCTCGACAAAGTAATGGTTTCCAGCAGACCGGAGGAGCGCAATAATGCGAGTTCCGCAAAGAATTCGCTGGCGTATTTCGCCGTATTGTTGCTATCGGCAGGCGGAGAGCCAACGTCACCGTAGAACTGGTGAAAATACACCCAACCTAACTCTTTCCCTGCCAAGCACCGATTGACGAGCGTCTCGACAGTGCTGCCGACATAGTTGTCTTTCAGGGCGAACGCGCCAGTCTGGCCGCCGATGTGGTAGTAGCGGTTGTATTTTCCATTGGGCGGAACGTAAAACTGCGGGGTAACAGCTGACAGACTCAAATTCCACAAGCTCGTCAGGTCATTCCATGGCTGCACGCCAAATTCGGGATCATTCACCTTGCCACGAGCGCCGACAATGCCAAACTTCTTGAGCACCGTCGAGTAGTCGGTCAGGGTCGTTGTTTTCTCGTACGTATTCTGATACTGCGACGAGTGCCGGACACGCTTGCACTCGAAGTAATCGAACGCAGCATCCCCTCTGGCCAAATACTCGGTAAGCTGGTCTGCTGTCGTCCCGGCCAGGATGCTTGTCAATGTCGGGACCGCTGAGACATGCTGGATTATGTCCCATCCGGCACTCTGGTATCGCTGTAAATCTGTGGCCAGACATTCCTGGCTTGCCGGGAATCTGTCTCGCCCGAGAACTGACAAAACACCTGGCATTTGTGCGTCGATCATCTTGTCGCCAAGCTCATCGCAGAATGACTGATAAGCATTGTCTCCCTGCACAATAAGCCGAGCCTTATCCCACTCCGGAGAATACACGCGGGACAGGTAAATGGTAGCCGCGCCTGAACAGGAAATACTCAGGTGCAAGGCTTTGACCTCAAACTCCGGGGCTGTTTCATTCCACGGCGCCGGCGACCCTGCTGTGTATTGGTTGCGGTAGGGGTCGCACGCATAAGTGCGATACGTATCCACCCACTTGGTTGCACGATCGGGGCCTTGATTGCCGTAGGAAGTTTTCGTTGTCGCCGATTCAACGATGATCCAATAAAAGCGATTCGCTGCGGCAACATCATTGCCCAAACCAACATACAATCTGGTGGTCAGGTTGGAATAATTCGCACGAAAATGCACATTTGGCAAGGCTTTCGGGTAGGCGACAAGATCGGACTTCAGCGGGATGATGACGATTTTGCCTGACACGGATCCGGCCATCGTGAATTTGAGCACTTTGCCGCCGAATTCATTGGCATCATCCTCGGTCGTCATGACGACACCGGCCGGGACCGTGGCACCAGCCAGGTCGAGGTTTCCGAATGCGGCGATTTGCCGGTTCCTTGGAAGAGGAATGGGGTCCAGAATGCCGATGCGCTCGTGAGCGTCCTGGTGCGCGGCAAGCCATTCTGGCGTGAGCGGCGTTACGCGGTCGGCCAGGCCGAGCTGGATCAGGTCAAGGGCAATATGGTCTGCGAGCGACTGCTGGCCAGCCGCATAGGAGACGCCGAGGTGGCGGACAGGAAGCGGAATATTGACTCGCATGGCGATCCCTGTGGTCAGGTTGACGGATTTGGATTGGTTTGTTGATGGGCCGCGGCGGGCGGCGCGGCGAAGAGGGGGACGTTTTTGGCGGCAGCCATGGCTTCGAACGCGGCGATGTCGTCAAGCACGTCCTCGACATCCCTGCCCTGCTGGGCGGCGATGCGTTGCGGGCTGTCGAGGCGGGCGTTGATGGCGAGGATGGCGGCGTTGATGTCTTTTTCGGGATCGACCCATGGCCAGCGACGGCCTTGCCAGGTGTGGGCGGCGAATTTGTCGTACTTGGTGGCCGGCAGGGTGCTGCCGTTTTCCATGGCGATCGCGCCCATGGCCAGGGCCATGCGCAGCCATTCGCGGTAGAGCGGGGAGAGGATGCGGCCGATGAACCAACCCTGCACTTCCATCCAGAATTCACGCTCCTCGAGGAGGCCGGCGCGGATCGAGCTGAAGTTCACTCCTTCCAGGTCGTTGGCCAGGCCGTTGTAGGAGACGTTGAAGCCGCTGGCGACGCGGCGGAGGTGGTCCTTGACGAAGGGGCCGTAGACGTCGCTGGGGTACTTGCTGTCGTAGGCGCGAAGGTCGTAGCCTTCCGGCAGGGTGTCGAAGGTACCGGCAGCGCTGATTTCGATGGGTGCTTCGCCGTCTTCGTCGGCGCCAGGCGGCTGGCCGTCCGGGCTGACGAAGAAGCCGAGGGTGTCGGCGCCTTTGCGGGCGGCGACGAGTACGGACTGGTCGAATTCGCCGACGTGGTAGAGGCTTTCGATTGCGGAATGCATCCACGGGACACCGCGGCGCTGCTCGGGGCGCAGCGGCATGTAGCCGTGGTAGACGTCTTCGGCGGGGATGCGCTCGCGAACGACGCCGGGGTGGGCGGCGGGGCTGTTGTCGCCGGGGTGCGAGGTGCGCAGCCAATAGGCGACGGGACGGCCGGCGGGGCTGAGCTCGACGCCCATGCGGACGATGTTGCCGTCGGCGAGTCGGCGATTGTCGGAGACTTCGAGGCGGTCGATGTCGAGGAGTTGCAGGGCGATGCCGAAGCGGTTGATCTTCTTGCCGCGGACGATGCGAATCAGGAATTCGCCGTCCTGGGCGAGGTTGCGCACGCAGACGCGGCAGATGTCGTCAAACGACAGGAGGCCGGTGATGTCGCAGACGCCGAGCTGGGCCCAGGCGGCCCAGGCCGATTCGATGGCGCGATTGGCGAGGGTGTCGGGGACGGAGACGGCGCCGGTACCGGTCAGGCGGGTATCGGACGATCGGCACTGGAGGGTAAAGCCTTGGGCGCCGACGACGTTGGCGGCGACCATGCGGAGGTACTTGGCGCCGTAGGGGTTGTTGGCGGCGAGGGCGCGCGAGCGGGCGCGCATGGTATCGAGCGCGGCGAGCAGGTCGGCGTCGATGCTGGTGTTTGTGGCGACGAAGTTGGCGGTGAGGCGGGACGGCAGGCCGCCGGTGAATGAGCGCTGGCCGCGGTGGCGCGGGGGGGCGACGGGTTGGCTTTGGCGGGCGGCGCTCTGGCGGGCGCTGGCGACGAGGGCGTCGGCCTGGCGCTTTGCCTGGCGGTCGGCGTTCCATTCGCGCAGGATGACGGAGCCGGGTTGTGAGACGCGTTCGACGTTGTACCAGGGGTCGGCCATGCTCAGAATCTCACGTAGACTTTGCGGCTGTCCGGGAGGCCGGCGCGGCGGCGGGACGCGGCTGCTTCGTTGGCGACTTCGCGGCGCCAGAAGTTGATTTCGAGCAGCCAGTCGGCCTTGGCCTGGAAGACGAGGCGGCGGCCGGCGACGGTGTATTCCTGGACGTAGGCATGCGACGCGGCGGCGGCGGCGTAGGCTACCATGAGCGCGTCGAGGATCTTCTTGGCTTCGCTGCGGGTGTCGAGACCGGCGACAGCGGCGGCGAGGTTGGGCTCGACGAGGAGGGTTCCGGAGACGCTGACGGTGTAGCGCTCGGCGCCTTTCTCGACCCAGGCGGTGACGGTGTAGGTTCCGGCGGGCCAGGCGGCGCTGGTGGCGGCGGTGACGCTGACGGCGTGGTCGGCGCCGGCGGCGGAGGCGGTGATGTCGATCTTGCCGGCGGCGTTGATGAGGCGGTACTTGAGAATCCAGCCGGAGCTTGCCGGGTAGTCGGGCAGGCTCTTGGTCCAGGCGATGGTGTCGCCGGCGGTGACGCGGCTGGGCTCGGTGGTGGCGGGGGTCATCGGTGGCGCGCTGGGCTTTGGGGGATGGGTCAGCGTGCAGGATGGGGCGAGCTAGGGGACATTGGCAGGCGGGGGTGTCACGGGTGGCTCACGGCGTTTTGGCGCGTGGCGCGACGATGCGGCGGACCTGGCGGACGGTCAGGGAGTAGCGGCAGGCCAGGGCGTCTAGGTTGGCGCCGGTGAACTGGGCTCGGATCATCTGGTTGCGGGTGTGCTTGTCTTCGAGGCTGGTGGTTTTGGGGATGTAGATGCGATCGCCGCCAGCAGCGGCGCGGAGTTGGTTCTCGATTTCGCTGGCCATCAGGTCGGTGAGCGTTTCGAGGAACGCCGACGAGCGGATGATCTGCTGGGCGAGGTCTCTGGAGAATTGGCTCATGAGCGGTCCTGGGGTGGGCGTTTGGCGGGGATGGCGGCGGCGGGGGTTACTTGGTTTTGGATAGGACGTAGGCGAGCTCGCGGGCGAGGATGACGGGGAAGCGTTCGCGGACGCCGGTCAGGAGGGCGTCTTGAACGGTGGCGTTGACGAAGGCTTGCGGAATGGATGGGCCGTAGAGCTCGCGAATGGGGAGCTGCTTGGTGTTGCGCCTGCCGTTGCGCTGGTAGGGGACGCGCTTGCTTCCGCGGCGGGTGTCGCGCTCGTAGACGCCACGGTGGCCGGTGGGCATGGTGGCGAAGAAGACGCCGCGAACGAGTTTGCGGCCTTCCTTTACGGCGACGGTGACGCCGGGCTTGACGGGGCGGGCGGTGTATTCGACGAGGGGGATGCGCTTGCCTTTGGCGATGACGCTGGCCGTGAGGGTGGTGGCGGTGGCGCGGGCGATGGTGATGGAGGCCTTGATGGTGCCGGCCTTGATCTTGTAGCCGGCGTCGCGAATGGCTCGGGAGGCTTGAACCTTGGCCTGGTCGGCGGTTTTGTTGAGGGCGCGGACGAGGGCTTTGTCGGCGACCTCGGCGCGGATGCCGTCGAGGGCTGACAGGGCGTTGCGGACGTCGAATGTGGTGGTGATCATGGCGGGCTTTCGGTCAGCGGGTGGGAAAGGCCGGCTGGCGCTGGATGACGCGGCGCTTGCGGGCGGCGGCCGGCGCTGGGGTGGCTGCCGGGCTGGGTGGAGCGCTGGCTGGCGATGGCTCGGCGGCGGCTATGTCTGCGGCAGGGTCGCCGGGTTCCACGTTTGGGGGCTCGATCATGAGGGCGCGGCGGGTCCAGTCGGCGGCTTTCCATTTGTGCAGGTGCAGCTCGGGGTGGTGGCTGGCGGCGATGGCGTATACCCAGGTGTCGAGGGTTTCGTTGCGCTTGGATTTTTTCTTGACCCACTGGTTTTTGGTGGGGCTGAAGGCTTCGGCGACCAGCTGCTCGTAGTAGTCGGTCGGGAGTTCGTCGGAGAAGTGGACTTTGCGATCGTCCGGTGATTTGTCGGCGTCGGCGAGCAGGCGCGTGTAGAGGAGATGTTTGGCGGTGTCGGTACCGACGAGGTAGAGGACGACGCCTTTTTTGTGGGTGACGCCGCGCCAGGTGACGTCCTGGGCGACGGGACGGCCAAGGATGAGGCGGCCGGCGGTGCTGGCGCCTTTGATGGCCATGGCGTGGCGGAGGCGGCGCCGGCGGACGTACTGGTAGACGGCATGCGTGTGGTGTCCGCCGGAGTCGACGGCGGTGGCTTCGACGCGCATTTCGCGGCCGAAGGCGTTGACGATTGGGCGGGCAAGGTAGTCGGTGAGGGTGTCCCAGAGGGATTCGTCGGCGGGGTTGCCGGGCAGAATGTGGTAGTCGATTGTCCACGTGCGGTCGGCGCGGCCGTGGCCGACGATGTGGATTTCAAGGCGGTCATCCTGCGTGTCGACGCCGGCGGTGAGGACGAGGCAGCCGACGGGGATGGTGCGCAGCTGGTAGGGTTCGGCGCGGGCTTGCAGGGTGTTGGGCTTGATGTCGCGCGAGCGGTTGGCGTAGGTCTCGGCGAGGCGGGTGTTGATGAAGCGCATGAGCTTGCGGGGGTCGCCCTGGGCTTCTATCCATTCGATGGCGAGCTGCACCCAGGAGCGGCCGAGGCCGATCGGGGAATAGAGGGCAGAGTTTTGAAAGGACGGGTACGGGGCGCCCGGCGCTTCGGGGATCCAGCGGCCGCGGGCGAACATGGCGGTCTTGTGGTGCTCGTCGATTTCGCTGCCGCAGTGCTCGCAGACGTACCAGGCTCTGGCGATGTGGGTGGGGTGCGTGGGGTTGCTGGTCCAGCGGAGATTGGCCCACTTGAGGGTCTGGTACTCGTCGCAGTGTGGGCACGGCACATGTCGCTGGCGACGATCGCCGGCGAGGTAGAGGTCGGCGATCTGGCTGGCGTCGGTCAGCGTCGGAGAGGAGACGGCGAATAGCTTGTGATCGTGAAAGGCGGTGAGGCGCACCTGGAGGAGCCCGATGGGGTCGCCCTGGTTGGTGGTCCAGTCGTACTCGTCGCATTCGTCGGCGATGGCGTAGCGTAGCGAGGTGCTTTTCAGATCGGCGGTGCTGCCGGCGGTCTTGGCGTAGAGGATGCCGCCGGTGAATTTCTTGCGGTGGGCGCTGTTGTCGCCGGATTTATTGCTGCGGGAGCGGATGACGGAAGCGACGGCCGGGGTGGTCTTGGCCATGGGGTCGAACTTTTGCGACATCCAATCAGCCATGGCTTTGTCGGTGGGCATGACGACGGCGACGGGGCCTTTGGCGTGCGTCATGATGTAGCCGAGGAAGTTGCTGGCGACTTCGGTGCCGCCGAATTGGGACGGCTTTTGGTAGACCACCAGGTGGTGCGGGGCGTCTTCTGATAGGCAATCGAGGATTTCGACGAGGTGCGGATTGCGGGCGTTTTTCCAGGGGCCGGGCTCGGGGCTGCCGTCTTCGGAGAGGATGCGATTGGCTCCGGCCCACTCGGAGACGGTGAGGCTTACCTTGGGGCGCATGGCGCGCTCGGCGGCGCGCAGGGCGAGGCGCAGGGCGAGGCGGTGCGCGGGTGGCTGGGCGGCCTGTGGCGACTGGGTGCGCGGCGCGGTGGCTGTGAGGGTCATGGTGCGGTGGGGTCGGCGAGCTGGGCGAGGCGTGCGGCGAAGTCGGCGACCATGGCGCCGAGGATGTGGGCGGTTTCCTGGCGCAGGGTGGCGCGGATGGCGTCGAGGTCTTTGCCGATGAGCAGGGGGGCGAGCCGGTGCGGTTGCTGCTCGAGGGATTGGCGAACGGTGGTCATGATGTCTTCGACGGCGGCTTCGACGGCGGCGCGTTCGACGAGGTAGCCAATGGCGCGCTCGTACTCGAGTTTGGCGGTCTTGGCGGCGTAG